CCGTTCGTCGTCGTCTAGGTCAGCTTCGTACTCCTGTAGCTCGATCAACCTAGCTTGTAGTTCACTAGCCCGTAGCACTAGTAACCCCGTTCGAGTGCGTCAGCGCAACGATCACACTGATAGCCTTTAGCCCTATCTTTCGGAGTTAGTACGTTCTTAGCTCCGCATGTTGGGCAAGGGAGATTACGTGGATTACCTTTGGTAGCCGGATGGAGCGCGCTATTTCCGCCTGGATCAGCAAAACGCTCTACGCGCTCATTCCATTCTTCGTCATCGTAGTAGTCGTCCATCTTTACCTCCAATCTTCTACAAACGTGTAGTTACCGTGGTCGTTTACGTACCATAGGTCAGGGTAGTAACCTGTTCTCATGCATTCTAGGCGGCAAGCTGCAATTGCGCGGCGTTGTGTTGGGTAAATACCTATGTGCTTACCATCAAGGCTAGCTGAGTAACCAGCACGGCCATCATGTACGTAAGCAGCGAATTCATCAGCGCCCATGCCGTCTTTGTACAAAGCCATGTAACGTGCCTCGGCTTTTTCTTCTGTATCGAATTCGTCATAGGTAACAAAGCCGGAAGTGTCGAGATACAGTAGGTAATTACCAAACCTACCGCAATAGCCCCAACCTTCGCTACTCATGTACTCGTCCTCGCAGCCGTTTTCGCTAAGGCTGTTTAGTATTAGGCACTTACCTAGGTCGTCGCTGCTGCTGTAAGCTTCAAACCTACCAGGCTTATTGTGTTGTTGCGCACAGTCGGCACAGCAGTAGTCAGAGTCAATTTGCGCTACCATGTTGTCTTTGCCTTTCCATGTATCACAAACAGCACAATGAGCTGGCGTAACGTAGTTGCGCACGTTTTCACCCCCTTTAGCCGTTAGCTAGTGTATACAAGCTTTCAGTGTTACCGGGCATAATACCTTGTTGTAGGTCAGCAGGTTCAGCAGGTATTGACCAATGCCAACCCCAAAAGCCCCACACTATGTCGGCGTTACCGTTAGTGTCGAAACACCACACTTCTATTTTGTCGTCCTCTGGATCAGGTGTTACGTAATCACTAAAGGTATCTTCGTGGTCTTGGGCAAGTAGCCCGTACCTGTAAGTGCGCTGGATCAAGTAAAGTACGCTTGGAAGCGTACTTGCAACAAGCGGCGGATATTCTGCAATGTCGCCATGGAACGTTGCTACGTAAAGTTTCATGCTACCCCCTTGTTAGGTTCGCAGCGGTTGTGGTAATGCTTACCCTGGGTCATTACTTGCCATTCGCTACCGCTGATTACTTTACCACAAGCGGAGCACTTTGGCAAATCGGGGCTTACTACGCCACGTTCGTGAACGCAGTAGTAGCAGCGTCCGCAGTAAGCAGACGGTGCAGGGTTCATTTCTACTACGCCGTATTCGCACACGTACATTTCGTTCACTATGTCGTGTGCTAGTATTAGCGCGTGTTCCCTAGTGGGCGCAATTGTGCCGATTTCCTCGACAAGGTACATACAGTCCTCATCAAAGACTGACATATTGCCGTACTCGAAGATGCTGTAGGTGCCATCTTTGTTAGGACGCACACCTACGAAGTTGTCGGCGCTCATAACTCCTCCAATCTGTAGGACAGTACGCGGTATGCTTTGGCATACCTACTAGCTAAGCTGCCTTTGGGCAATGGCCTAGCAAGGTTCTCCATAATGTCGGCTAGCTTTACGCGTATGGCGTCAATGCTAGTAATGCCGGCAATGTAGTCGGCATACGTTTGGGCGGGTGCGCGAGTTAGTTCAACTACTGTATCAATTACGTACTCGGAATAGCCCCACTTCCTAAGTTCGGACTCAGTAGCTAGATCGTCCTCAAGAACGTCATGCAAAAGCGCAATGTCGTGAAGCGCGCTACCGGGTTCAAAGTGGCTAGCTACTAATAGTGCATGGCGCATAATTTCACCCCCTTCCTATTATGTAGACTACTAGCAGTATGACTAGTAACTCTACAAAAAGCCGCACGCTAAGCCAGTTTTTTGTAAGCGTTCAGGCCAAGCACTACGTCTGTACTAGGTACCTTTACATTACCACTAGTTGTAGCTATGATAATGCTTTTGCCGCTCTTGCTGATGCCGAACTGCTTACTAAGGTCAATGGTAATAGTAAGCACGTTGTCTTTAACAGCTAGTGCTACATTGGTCATTGTTCACACCCCCTTTCGCCTATAACCCTAGTTGCTTTATGCGGTCCAACAACTGTTGCCTTTCTGCACTAACTGCGCGTTGGCCGGGTTTGTACGGGTGCGCTAAACAACGTGCAATGCTGTAGCCTGTATGCGTAAGCGCAGCAGGGTAAATCACCTGCGCTGCTACACCGCATATGCTACAGTATACTGGCACGTTTGTGCGCTTGGCTGCGTTATGTTTATGTAAATAACGCATACGCAATGTAAACGTGAGCAAACACGCTGCCTGCGATAGCACAAAAGATCAAGGCGTAAGCAGCAAGTCCGATTATGAAGTAGCGCATGTGTTACACCCCTTCTATACGGTTGTTTATGTACAACGTAGGGTGGTCATAGGCGTCAAGTGCGTTGGCGGCTACAAAGCGGTAGTTATTGCCAAGTTGTATTAGCGTAAACACTTCATTGGTGGGTTTGTAGTAGCACAATGTTACTGTACCTTGGCTGTGGTCAGTACTTATGGCCCGCTGTTTGAGTATTGTGTTTACTCTCACGTATTTACCTCCTTGGCGTGTGTGGCGCTAACTTGAGGGGGTTTTAGTGATTATGCAATGCTGACCAGTCATAGACTGGTATATGCAGATAACGAATGGTAAATAATGGTAATCAGTTCCGGTTATTCCATATACCTCGTAGTAGGTAGTAGTAGTTAGTAGTAAAGAGTAGTAGTAGAGGCTTTTTCTCTTTACCATTGATTACTAGTGCATAATTTATCACCTTTTTCTCGCATTTTAGGTGCAACGCTATATACGCACCTAAAGACACCAAAGATAACTAATGCAGCGTTCACCATTGAGAACCAAGGTAAACTCCGTACATTAGTATCAATGTGTACCTATTTTGCGAGATTTAGCGCGCTCAGTACCTCTTTAAGGCACTTTTTGCCGCGCTTGCAATGCACACAGTTACACATAGCTACCTCCCTGTGGGGCTTTTGAAGTTCAATGAGCTAGCCAAGGACATTGCGAGCTAACTATAGCGAATTAGTTAGTCTGGCGCTGTTTCGCTAAACCCGTTGGCTAGCTCATTCAACTTCAAGGAAGTAAGCTACTTGTGAAACCCGGTGATACTCCCTTTGGTAGGTCTGTATGCCGGTATTTCTAACAGAGGTAGCTTACCTCCTAAAGCTGCTCAGTATAGGCCGTCATACTCGCAGCTTCTCGCCGCTAAAGTACTTTCACCGAGCAGCTTTAGCAAGTAACCTTACCTCAATGCTACACTAGCAGCTAGGTTTCTGCGCAAGAGTTTCCTTAGCACCTACCCCACGCAGTATTTACTAGTGTAGCATAGAATGGAGGTAAGCTAACTACCACATTCACGTGGGTCTTTGCTAGCTTACCTCCCTGAGCTACACAAGATATTATCCGGGCCGGCCACTTGGTATGTAGACCCGGTTTTTGTCGGCTGGCTAAACCGTCCTGTGTAGCTCAGGCAGGTAAGCTAACCCTGCCTTACCTCCCTTATGTTGCGAGTGCGAGAAGATCCTCACGCACTACGATCGCCACGTTCTCGTTCTGCGGGTGCTTCACGCAGCGCACCTTGAAGCCGAGTTTCTTGGCATTCGTTTCGTAGCCGATCTTCACACTGTTGAACTCTTTACCCTTGAAGCTCTTGTAGATAACGGGCTCACTGTTGGCATCCTGCGTAAGCAAGTCAGCCTTGTAACCCCCGCGATTCCGCGTACCTGCAAGAATCTCCATAAGAGTCTCGTGCGAGACTTCCTCGAAGGTAATGTCAATACCCATTTTTTTCACCCCCTTTGGGTGGTCGTAGGTAAACAGTAGCAAAGGCTACCGTAAGCTAGTTAGGTTGCACTATGATTTGTGTACTCTCTGGCCTAACTAGCTTACGCTAGCTTTGTTCTGTATATGCACTTCTCCCTCATGTATGAATATGTCCACTTTTCCACGTAGTGCAGTATGTGGCACTGTGAAGCTAAGCGCAAACCTTACGCTTTCTACTGTTTTTTCGTTGGGTATGGACACGATAGCAGCATCGTATCCCGATGCCTCGAAAGCGTCGAGGACTTGCAGCGACCATGCACGCGATCTAGGTAGCCGTTCGATACGTTCTGTTTTTGTTAGCATTTGTTTACCTCCCTTCCTCGTTTTACAGTAGGCCGTAGCTCTTGAGCCGTGCCAGTAGCTTAGCACTTTGGGTAGGCCGTGTCAAGTGCCTATGCTCGAAGCACCTATGACGCTTCGTTAGCTGTACTTCGCGCGGCCAGCTAAGCAAAGCGTCATTTTCGCACATGCTACAGAATACCGGCTCATTACTGGTACGGTTGTCCTGTAGCTTTATGCGATTCCGCGTAGCGCGTCCTGCGTCTTTAGCCATAGCTTACCTCCTCTCGTTCGTTAGTGGAGACTACCGTAGTGCGTAAGGCGAGTCCCGAACGGAAGGTATATGAACCGCCATCCCGCATGTGCCTTACGCACTACGCTAGCCTGCGCTAGCGTGTTAGTGGGTGGCTAGCGGAGCTTACCATGCTTCTCGTGGTAGGCTAGGCTTCGCAGCAGGTGCGCTAGGACTTCGTATCCTGCTCTTATCTCGCCAGTCTCGTGAATGAGAGCAGCGTAGTGCCCATTCTGCTCGCGTACGACAGTGATTACAGGTGTACCGTGCATTAGCTTACCCTCCTCTCGTTAGGTTGCTAAGGTAAGGCACTAGCGTGCCTTGCCTTAGCTACCCTACTTCACCTTGACGACCTTACCGTCCTGCATTGTTACCTGAGCGTACCAGGTATGCGATGCGGGGTAATGCGGCCCTTCGAGGAATGCTATGCCATCGGTCGGCGCTGTACCGATACCGGGGTTGTGAATCGTTACTGCTTCCGGCTTTGGAATGCCGATCAGCATTCCGACGGTAGGCGCGACCTGTTCCCATTCTGGCTTAGCAGCGTATGCATTCCACGCTGCTACCGCTTCCTTCAAGGCTTTCTTGGTCTTGAAGTTACGATCGCTGTATGCCATTAGTGTCCTCCTCCCTGTTGGCTGTAGGTGGACTGTAGCATACCTACGCTACCGTGTCAAGTAGTTAGTTGCCTGTACTAGACTCAGTGCGCCTAGTGCCTGCTGCTAGTGCTTGTCCTGCCACGTATCAGCTACCGGCAGTAGCGTAGCTGCTAGCATCCTGCGCTGCTTGCGCGCCTGCTGCTCTGCCTCACGGTTGCGGCGCTCGCAGTCTCGCGCTCTTGCCGCTGCTACGTTACCGCGCTCGCGTGGCCTGTAGTACCGCTGTACGTTGACCGGCTCTCCGTTGGCGTCGAGCCTGTACGTTATGCATTGGGTTGCTACCGTGCGGTCACGTACCGGCCATTGCAAGCGTGCCTTGCCTCTACGCTCCCGCCCTGTTTGAAGCGGCGGAGGAGTCGCGCCTACGATACGGTCGTGGCTCATGCGTGGGCTACCGAACATGGTGCTCCCTTCCCTGTAGTGTGCTTGAAGAGTGTAGCACACTGAGCCTAGTGCAGGCAACTAATCTAGGTCGGCCCGCGCGGTTGCTCCCGCTCGATATGGTTGCTCTTGGTTGGGGCCTATGTCAGGCGACCCGCGTATCCGCGGCACTGTCGTCACCCTCGCGGCTCAGCGTATCCGCCTCGCCTCGCATTAGGGACTCTATCCGCCGGCCTCGTTACGTGCGCAATACCATGTAGCAATGTGTGTGTGCGCACAAGTACCTTGTGTACGTAACTAGTATGTAGCTGTGCTCCTACTCGACCTTTATGCAGGCGTTGGTGGCGCAGCCGCAGGCTATCACAAAGCGGGGTTCGCCATACAAGGTGTTGATAAATACTGGCAACCTAATTACCCGTTTCCCCTAAAAGTATGTGACGCTCTGGAAAACCTCGAAGCATTAGTAGAACTTTTTAAACCCGATGTGATACATGCAAGTCCACCATGTCAAAGTTATTCTAAAGTATTAATGCACATGGCTTCACCTAAATCACAACACATTGAACAATTACGTATTAAGCTACAAGAGACTGGATTACCTTATGTAATAGAAAACCCGCCTTCGTGGGGTGTGTTGCATAAACCACTTGTGCTCTGTGGTACCATGTTTGGATTGCGAGTTCAACGACACCGTGAATTTGAAAGCAACGTACCCATGCAACCACCGTGTCCTTGTAACCATGTGGAGCTTGCTATCAATCCGTACAACCGTGAAGGCCGTAAACGCGTCTACGAGGAGTTTGGGCGCTTACGTAGTGCTGAGCGCGTTTGGGGTGACTTAATGGGCGTTCCCTGGGCTACGGCTCTAGAAGCGCGGCAATGCGTGCCGCCTGCTATGACTGAATACATAGGTCGCCAGCTAACCCGGTGTACGTGCTAGCCTTCCTTGTTATGGCAACTGACCCCACTATAGAAACCATACGCGCAGAGCTACAGTCGGAGTTTACACGCGAGCTAGCTGTACATAGAGCGGCGATAGAAAGCGAATTTAAAGAGCAGGCAACAGCCGACCTTACGCATGATAGCGCGCGTGCGTTGCTAGTGCCGGCGTTGCCCGATGCCGCACGTACCATTATTGCGCTATGCAGGCACGCCGACAGCGAAACAGTAAAGCTTAACGCTGCCAAGTTCATTTACACCGAAGTATGTCACTTGGCTATAGCTGAGGACGATCCAATACGTAAGCTATTCGCTGAAATTGCTGCTGACGCCTAACCAGCGCGCAGCACTTAAGCAACAAGTTAGCGAACGGCAGCGTACCCGCCTTAGAACCGACCGCAAGTTTAGTAGCGCGCGGCGTGCCTGCTTAGGTTGCGGCATTGAGTATAAAGACGGCTTTACGCAGCATTGCTACCACTGTAACCAAAGGCGTGCTAACCGTGCAAAGCGGCAAAGGGCCGTAGCAAATGCAGATTGACAAGTTTAAGGTATTTGACAAGGTAGGTTACACGCCCCACCATGAACAGTTGCGCGCTCATAGTAGCAGCGCACGGTTTAGAACTATGGTTTGTGGGCGCAGGTTTGGAAAGACGGTTGTGGGCGCACGTGAGCTAACTGCTGCGCTCTTTGTACCACATGCCTATTATTGGATCGTAGCCCCGTCCTACGCTTTGGGTGAAAAAGAGTTTCGTGTAGTACGACGTGATATTGTTGAGCGTTTAAAAATTACGCCTAAAAGCATGAACTATAATGTGAACCAGGGCCAGATGCGTATAGTAATGCCTTGGGACTCTGTGCTTGAAGTAAAAAGCGCAGAACGCCCTGAAAGCCTTTTGGGTGAGGGTTTAGACGGAGTAGTTATGGCAGAAGCAGCTCGCCATAAACGTGAAACGTGGGAGCAGTACATTGAGCCGGCGTTAGCTGATAAGCGCGGTTGGGCATTGTTCACAAGTACGCCCAGGGGCTTTAACTACTTGTATGACCTGTTCATGCGCGACAACGAGTATTACGAGAGCTGGCAATGCCCCTCATGGTTAAACACAGCGGTGTTTCCCGCTGGCTTAGACGACCCCGAGATACAGCGTATTAAAAGTTTGGTTAGCGAACAGTATTGGAAGCAAGAATACTGCGCCGAGTTTACAACGTTTGAAGGCCAAATTTATGACGAGTTCGATCTTGAGCTACACACAGGCCACTACATTTACAACCCACTATGGCGCAACTACCTAGCTATTGACTTTGGGTTCGCTGCACCTTTTGTGTGCCTTGACGTTGGCGTAGACGTTGCAGACAATGTGTACGTATGGCGCGAATACCAGGTTAGGCACTTAACTACGGCCCAACATGCTTTTGCTCTAAAGCAGCGCCCGCAGCCTGCCGGGTATACTATAGACCACGTATTTGCCGATCCCCACGGAGCCGACGAAATTGCTACGTTGCAGCAGAATGGTATGGGTGCTGTTTATGGCCCGGCTGAAATTAGTTGGGACGTAGGCATTGAAGCCGTTAAACGCTGGCTTAAAGTAGGTAGTGCTGGCGTGCCCAAGTTGTTCATAGATAAGTCCTGTACCGAGCTTATTAGGCAGATGTCGAACTTGCGTATGAAAAGCGCACGCGAAGGTAAAAACGTTGCCGAGGGACAGCACGATTATGATGATCATGGGCCTGACGCCTTACGTTACTTCTTTGCGAGTCTGTTTGTAGCTGGTGGTGGTCATAACCTGGCAGACGTAGTAAGCTCCGAACCAGACGCATCACCCTTTAGGTTAGATACCAACATTACATTAGGTGCTGGTATAGCATATGGCTAAACGGAAACTAGACCCACGCAAGCTACTTCGCGGTACGGCATACACCGCAAAGGGTGCCATAGCGCCTGAAAAGGGCTTTGAGCAAGAACAGGGTTCAAGCTTGCAAAGTGCGCTTCGTGAAGTTGTACCCGAACTAGGCACACCATCGCAAGCAGCACTTACCTACAAAAAGATGGCAAGAAATGCCACAGTAAGGGCGTCGCTACGTGCTGCACGTACAGGGGTCTTGGGGGCTGACTACTTTGTGGAGCCTTACGATGATACGCCCGATAGTCGCCTAATAGCCGAGTTCGTAGAATACAACCTGTTTACAGGTATGAACCGGCCGTTCAAGAAAGTGCTTGCTGACGTGCTCAAGATGTATGAGTACGGGGTGTCAGTATTTGAAAGTGTGTACGAAACGCGAGAGTGGGCTGCCAAGCAAACAGGCGCTAACCGACGCAAGTACACAATGCTGCGCAAGTTGGCCTACCGGCCCCGTAGCACCATAGCTAAGTTTGTTTACGACGATGCTGGCGGGCCTGTAAGTATAGTGCAGAATGCTGTACGTGCTGACGGCAAGGTGCAGGAAGTAACTATACCTGTGGAAAAGCTTATCATATTTACCTTTGACGAAGATGGCTCCGCAGAAGGTGAAAGTTTGCTACGTAGTGCTTACGAACACTGGTTCTACAAGACACATCTGTACAAGGTAGATGCAATTCAGAAGGAGCGGCACGCTATTGGCATCCCTGACATTGAATTGGGTATTGGCGCTGATTCTGCTGATTGGGCAGCCGCACGTATACTTGGTAAGAACCTACGTACCAATGAGCAGGCACACGTAGTTAGAACAGCTAGTATGAAGGTCGGCTTTCTTAAAGTGGAAGGTGAGCTAGTCGATGTAATGAAGTCCATTGAGCACCACGATGGTCAGATCATGCTCAATGTAATGGCACAGTTTTTGCTACTTGGCCTTGAAGGACAAGGCGGCGGTCGTGCTACTAGTGGCGCGCAACTTGATATGTTCAGCAAAAGCTTGCGCTACATTGCTGAACTAATTTGTGCTGCCTTTAACATGTATTTGATTCCGCGCCTTGTAGCCTACAACTTCGATACTGTAAACTTTCCGGCTCTTAATGTACGTAATATTGGCGAGTCGAAAGACTTGCAACTGTGGGCAGCAGCTATCGCCAACCTTATTGCGAAGGGTGCGCTTACAGTAGACGACCCCACAGAAGCGTGGATTCGCAAGGTATTCGATATGCCGGTGTTGCAGATACCACGGCCAGATATTACGCTACATTCGCAGAAGGGAGGCGGTGGCGCTGGTAGGCCAGAAACCACAGGCAACGTCGGTAAAGCCGACGCGGAAGCTTAGTGAAGGCTGGTTGCTGCTTTATTGCCGATTCTGTAATGATCGCTGGCCTGTACGTAAGGACGAGTCACCGCTTGAATGGGTATGTCCTTACTGTAATAATGGCACAGGTGCTCTAGTGAAGGGAAGTGATAATTAATGCCTTGGGACGTTAAAAAGAACGACGCCGGTAAGTTTTGCGTCTATAAGAAAGATAGTGACACTCCCGTAAAGGGCGGGTGCCACGACTCCAAAGAAAGTGCGCAACGACATCAGCGCGCCTTGTATGCTAACGCAGCCAGCGAGAGTCTTTCTACACTTCTACCTGTGGTGCAGTTTGCGGAGCACTTGGGGGTCGGCTCTGAAGTGTGGCTAGAAGCAGTACCTATCGACGAGTGGATTCATCCACTTTACGGCGAAATCAATTTTTCACGAGAGCGCGCTGATCGTATGATTGATAACTTCAAGCGCGACATTCGTGGTCAAGAAGTTGCCACCGATTTTGAACATGGGCTTGATCCAGCTAAGGGTGGTAAGGCAAGCGGTTGGATCAAAGATATGAAAATTGATAAAGCATCAAATACAGAAATGCGTGAGGAAGCGGTATGGTGGCTTGTTGAGTTTACGGACGAAGCTAAAGCCGAGATTGGTGATCAACAGTGGCGATACTTCAGTCCTGAATGGCTGGACTTGTGGCAGCATCCACACAATGAAACATGGTATATGGATGTTGCTACGGGTGGTGGTCTAACTAATAAGCCACATATCAAAGGAATGTTGCCCATCAACTTTACGGAGGTGATTAACGAAGTAGCAGACCTAGAGCATTCTGAGCCTGGAACGGGTACACCACCCGCTCCCCGAGAATCCGAAGAAACAGACGATGCAAAAACAGGTTCACGGCGTAATACGCCGCCTATTGAATTGGAGGACAGCATGGAAGAGTTCCTTAAGTTGTTTAGGGAGCTTCTTAAGCTGCCCGATGATGCTGATGATAAAGCTGTGATCGCAGCAGTTACGCAGCTTAATAAGGAGATTCAGCCTCTTAGGGAAGCAGATGCAGCAGCTAGACAGCGCAAAACGTTTGCAGAGCAGTACCCCGACGAATTTGCTCGGATGCAGCGTCTTGAGGCTTCTAACCGCGAGTCTGAGGCTAAGAAGTTTGCTGAGCAGTTTGAGCAGTTCATTGAAGAGAAGGATGGAGAAGTCGTAAAGACCAATAAGGGCTTCTCTGCACTTGCTCTTGAGAAGATCGAGAGTCTGCATAAGAAGTTCACAGAAGGTACAGCTCAGACAACTGACGTGAAGGAAGTGCTTGATGCGATTGCTGCTGGTGGAATCGTAGAGTACGGCGAGACTGGTTCACGCCGCGATTCTAACGAGGAAGTTGAAAGTAGCGATCCTAAGAAGGCATTTTCGGATAAGGTTACTGCTCTACAGACTGAAGATAGTCTGACTTGGGATAACGCTGTCAAGGAAGCAGCTAAGCGGTTCCCTGAGCATTATCAGAAGTACCGCGAAGCTGTTGGAAGTCAGAGGGGGTAGATAAATGACAGCTTGGGGTAATTTCGGATACGACGTAGGTTTCGATGCTGCTGCTGCACTCACGAAGTTTCGTGCAGTTAAGCTCGTCGGTACTAACGGTAACGAAGGAGTAACGCCCATTACAGGAACTACAGACAACGTTATTGGTGTAGCGCAGTTTGGTGTTACCGCCGGCGAGATTACTGCCGGTAAGGGATCATCAGTACGCTGTATTGGTGTTACTGAAATGGAAACGGCTGAAGCAATTACGCGAGGGCAGCGACTCTCGATTACTGCTAATGGTCGTTGTCAGTCTGTTACGACAGGTGCTCCGGGAGATACGATTATCGGTTTGGCACTCGATGGTTGCGATGGTGCTGGCGATCGTATTCCTGTTCTTTTGGCTACACCTGGCGTTCAGCGTATTTCGACAGAGTTCTCGTAGAGAGGGGGATGATTAACTAATGTACGATCCAGGTACTCTCTACGAAGATCCTATCCTTACTAATTTTTCAGTAGGGTATAAGTCACAGGTTCTCGTAGGAGAGCAATTGCTTCCGATTACTCCTGTTAATACGCAGAATGGTCGCTACCGCGTATACGATAGGAGTGCTTGGCTACTGTACAAGTCTAGGCGTGAGCCTGGTACCGTAGCACATGAAATTCAGGGTGGTAAGTGGGCTGAGGACACCTTCTCGACACAGGAGCATTCACTTCAGGCTCCGATTTTCGATGAAGAGCGTCAGCAGCTTAATTCTCAGGGCGGACTCGCTAATCCGGTATTTGGTGGCGATTTGCAGCTTGACCCTGAACGCGATGCAACTGAGATGGTTACGGAAGCTCTACTGCTCGAGCATGAGCAGAAGGTCAGCACTTTGCTACTTGCTACTGGTAGCTACGATGCGGGCAACCTTCACGGTGCGCTTGGTGCTACAGCAAAGTGGGATTACCAAGACCCGGCAACTTACACTGGTGATCCTGTAGCAGTTATTCGTACCGGAATGCGCGTTATCTATGCAGCTACGGGTCGTTGGCCCAATACGCTGCTGATTCCGCGTCTTGGCGCAACGTTCCTTGAAACGCATCCGAAGATTACGGATCGTTTCGTGAATTTTGCGCTCACAATGCCTGATGCTTTCAGGCAGCTTACCGGCTTCGAGGGTAAGATTGTTCTGGCTGAAAGCTCATACAACGCGGCAGACAACATTGATGCCTCAGAGAGCATTACTTCATTCTGGGGCAAAGATGTTGTGCTTTTGCTGGTTGATCCTATTCCTGGTCAGCGCACTAAGACGTTCGGTAAGACCTTTGCTCAGACCTATCCTAACGGTACGATTCGTCCTACCGATAGATGGCGTGAGGAGCCGAGGAAAGCCGATATCGTTCGTACTTCATTCAAGTACGATCTGAAGATCGTTTCAAACGTTGCCGGTTACTTGATTCAGGATGCATTCGCAGCAGCGGCCTGGTAGGGTAATACAATGGCTGAACTAGCTTCGCTCACTGACATTAACGTTCATCTGCCGAGCGATAAGCTTGAGTTGGTAGATGGCGATGATACAGAGATGCAGCTAGACGCTGAAAGGATCATAAAAGGATACCTTGGTAACGTATACTCTGTAGCTACGCTGGCAGCATGGGCCGACCCCGCTAGTACACCTTCACTTGTGAGAGCTATCGCGGGTCGGCTCATTGCTGCATTTTATTATGCGTTGCGTTTCAGTGAAGATACTACCGAGCGACCTGAATACGCGCAGTTTAAGTACAAAGAAGCAATGGATATGCTAGCTCAGATTATGGCTGGCACTTTAACTCTAACCGATGTGGACGAAGTTGCTACTACGGGCTTCAATATCACAACGGCAGACTTCTGGCCTAACGATGATGAGCCAGTATTTACAATGGCTAAGGAATTCGCATAACTAATGCCTAGTCTTGCTAAGGGATTTATTCGGGGTGGTGGGCAATCACTAGCTCTTGATTTTCAGTGGTTGCCCGATCCAATGATTGTTGCTAATCAGCTTGAAGGTTTGGCTGATTATTACAATGATATGCTACCACCACTGGCAGCCACAGCAGCTATCACAAGTAGAGAGATACGTAAACGGTTTGCCACTGAAACAGACCCCGATGGTACACCTTGGAAACCGTGGGCAGAAAGTTACGCGCCTTACGCAGAGGAACATAACTTCGGTATCTTGAAGCAGACAGGTGAATTAATGCGAGCTGCACCTGATGAGAGTAGATTTCTGCTCTCTAGCTACGATGTTGTATATTCAGGTGCAGACTTGCCACATTACGGTTTAGCTCACAATGAAGGTATTAGTAGAACAACACGAAGCCATAAACAGAGAGCCGATCTTGTGAAAGCAGGCTATCCTGAAATGGCTGACACTTCTGATCTTAAGAAAAATGTACTTCCTGCTAGACCTTTTATTGGGTTAGGTGAAGAAGCACGATTTGAGGTTTTGGAAGCGTGGGAAGCGTGGTTTCAAGCAGGTATATTTGGTCTAATTACTCAAGGAAGAGCATATGTTTTAGGAACTCTCTTTCCAGTGATTGGCAGACTACGTACTGGACAGCCAATTGCTAGAACTCCAAGAGGCCCACGCTTTGCTACGTTTTCTCTGCGTCGCTAAATGGCACATTATACTGAAATCGAGGAAGTGCTCGATTTTGTACATAATGTACTCGATACAAACAAGGTAGCTCTAGGTCTTGGCTATGTAGCCTATGGTACTGAAGAACTTTTACCACAGTATCCGGCTGCTGTTGTTACACCAGGGCCACAGCAAACGAGTTTACACGCTACGCGACAATTTAGAAATGATTTTGTACTCGAAATTTGGGTACTTCATGCTAAATTATCGATCAGTAGACGTGAGCGGACTAAAGAAGATTTAGAGTTGGTAACAGCGATTAAGAACAAGTTACACGAAGATAAAACGCTCAGTGGAAACGTTGTATTTGGACAAGTAACAGCACGAACACCTAGCGTTATTTATGTTCGTGAAGGAAGCGATCCTGTAGTAACAACAAGGATGGCATGGCAAGGTTTCGGATTGGAGGTATGGAGTGGCGTATAAACTAACGTTTAGTCATCCTGACTTTCCATTTGGAAAGCGGTTTGGCCTAACGGGGTTAGGTTCAGTTGAGAACGGAAAAGCAATGATAGTTAATGAAGAACTAGCTCGTCGTTTTCAGATCAGAATGGGAAAGCCACTAACGGAACACTTCGAGGGGAATGGAATGGTTAAAATCGAAGTAATTAAGGGCGGGGGTGATACGTAATGCCCGCAGGTTTGGGTGGTGCTGGTTGGCTTGCAATTATCTTTGAAGCCACAATGGGTACGTATCTTGCACCTACTGAAGTAGGTACAGTATGGGTACCTATTCTCGATGAATCACTGGCGTATCAGGAGGATAAGTATTACTCTCCGCAGATTCGCCAGCAGACAATCGTTTCTGAACAGAAGCAGAGCTATTACAGTGTTGCTGGTGATGTACGTTGGGAAGTTGATCCCAACTTCCTTCCATACTTCCTGTATTGCTCACGTCATACGCCCGACAAGTCCGGTGATGGTACGCCATATACTTACGAGTTCGTACCTTCGCAGGCTGGATCAGCAGCTATAACTGCTGGTAGCTCGGGTGCTAAGACGGCGAGTATCACTGTTGTACGTAATGGTATTGGTTTCGGTTACGCTGGTTGCGTACTCGGTGGTTACTCGTTCTCGGTAGAAGAAGGTGTGCTCATTATGACTATGAACATTCTTGGTCTTAGTGAGGAAACTCCCGGTGGTCTAGGATCACCTGCATGGACTGACCCTGAAATCTTCGGGGCAGACGCGCATTCGATTTATCTTGACACGGCGGGAGTCGCTCCGGCATTTGCGGGAGCAGTTGAAACTAACTTCAACGGATTCGAGTTCTCTGTTGATTTCAATGCGGAAGCTCAGAATCGTATTCGTGCTGATCGTGAAGCTTCATACATCAGTTATGGTGAAACGTTGCCAACACTCACTACGGAGCTTGATTTCGAGGACAAGACTGAGTATAACAACTTCAAGGCTAGCGCGAAGAAGGCAGTTCGTTTCCGTTCGAGCAATGATGCTAACAATCGTGTGACTATTGATATGTACAATATGTCCTACGATGAATACA